GAGCGACTGTCCGGCACCGTCGCTGATTGCGCACCGACCACCGACGCCCCCGCCGGCAGGGTGTAGAAGCGGTCGGCGGAGTAGCTGGTATCCACGTTATAGGTGGTGGTGTGGGTCCGGCTGCCCGTGCCGCGCTGGAAGTGGTCGTAGTTGCCGTTGATGATGATTTCGGTATGGCGGCGGCGGATCAGTTCGGCCTCAATCGCCTCGACGGCGTCCGACAGGTTGTCGATGACGGTGGACAGGTTGAGCCCGCCGCCGGCGTTCGTCTTCGTGGTCGGCGTCGGCCTCGGCAGACTGTCGATAGATCCAGGGAAGACGGTCGTCATGTCCCCCACACTCCCGTGTTCCAGAGCGACACGTCCCAGACGGCGCCGCTCAGCGTGTCGATCAGCTCGCAGCCGAGCACGCACGCGATGACGCGCCCGCCGGCTCCCGAGATCGTGGTCTGTTTCGTCTCGATCCAGACGGCGGCCGATAGGCCGGTGTTGGCGTCGGTCAGCGTGATGCGGTCGCTGACGGTCAGGTCGAGGATGCGGCGGACGTGCTCACCGTCGGCGTTCCTGATGGCGATGCTGACCTGTGGCCGCTGCTCCTTGTAGCGGTTCACCCAGGCGTTGCAGACGGCCTGGGCCTGGGACGGCTCGATCTCGGGCCAGCCCTGCACGTTGAGCGTGCGCGGCACGTTGGCGCCGGGGATCGGCGAGAACTTGGCGATGCTGGCCGAGGCGTCCACGCTGTTCTGCATGACGGTCTCGGAGACGACCGTCAGCGGCTGCGCGCGGATCTGGATGCCCGTCGAGGTCACCCCGTTGACGGTCGCCCCGCCGGCGCCGGCAACAATGGTCAGGAACGCCACCAGGCCGCTGGTGGCCGACAGCGTGACCGACGACAGCGAGCCGGCCGCGACCGTGTAGTCGGTCGCCGCAACCGGCGTGACGGCGTTCTGGAAGGGATCGGCCGGCTTGACGATCAGGGTGATCGACTCGTTCGCCGAGAGCACCAGCGACGCGCCGTACTCCCAGATCTTCGCCAGCGTCCCGAGTGCGCGGCGCCGCGTGGAGAACGTCGCCCGGTTGTAGATGTTCTTGTAGCCCGGCTCGTAGCTCAGCCCCGTGAACCAGAGGCCGCCGGTGTCCACGTCGCGGAAGTCGGCCTGACTGGTGGTTGATCGCGTCGTGATCGTGCGGTAGTTCCGGTTCTCGAAGTGGATGACACCAGAGCCGTCCTGGTAGAGCTGACACGGCCCCTCGGACGCCAGCAGTTCCAGCAGTGCATCCCACGGCGAGCGGTCGTCGCACCACCAGTAGGTGAGCGTGGTGTCGCCGATGCTGATCTCCCGCTGACCGGCCGGCCACCCGGCGGCGTCGAGCAGCAGCCCGATAGCCTGGTCGGTCCTGATGTTCGACTGGATGGCGACCGTGACGTTCTGGCCGACCAGCATCGACATGGTGCCCAGGTTGTCGAGGCCGACCCGCTGGCTCCCGAGTTCGGTCGTCTGGTGGATATCGTCCACTGCGCCGGAGGCGATCACCCGCTCGACGGCACCGTCGTAGTACACATTGTCGTCGTAGTCGGTGGCCGCGTCGTCGTACACCCGCTCGGCGCCGTGCAGCGCCGTCACCCTGGTCGGGCGGGCCGGTATCAGCAACTGGTAGACGTGACTGCCGGCGTTCTCCTGGCTGTACTGCCCCTGCTCGTTGTGCAGCTCGTAGGACAGGCTCGGCACCTTCGGCGGCATCAGCGACCGCGCGCCCTCGCGGCCTTCGCTGATGACGATGCCGGGATCGACGGCGACCGCGCCCGTCACGTCGTCGTACAGGCCGGTGTAGGCGCCCGTCCCGTCGAGTGAGACCTCGACCGTCACGTCGATGGTGGCCGGCAGCGTCATCCCGTCAACCCGCCCGGCGTCCATCCCTGTCGGACGGCCAGGTCGTACCCTTCGATGACGACCTGCCTGGCGACCTTGCCGCCGATGGCAACGTCGAGGCGGATGGTCTGCATCCCTCCGGAGCCGCCGCGCAGTTGGTGGTTCGGGATGACGTACTCGGGTCCGCGCTCGCCCAGCACGCCGAGCTCCGGGCCGTTCAGTCCGACCCACCCGCCGGCCGCATGGCCGGGGATGCCTTCCCAGGCGCCGACGCCGGCCGGAACGCGCCCGTACCACGCCCCCCATCCGTACTTCGCCGCGTGCTTCAACGCGAAGTCGATGGAGTCCTTCCACGCGGCCGGATCACCCGGCGACCATCCCGTCTGGCGCGTGAAGTCGTTACCCATGCCGGCCTGCGTGCCGAGGTACTCGTACCCCGCGCCGCCGTAGTGCAACTGGAACGGCCACCACGAAGAGCCCGTAGCGAACGTGCCCCGCTTGGCTGGCTCGTCGGTGCCGCCCTCGTGCTGCGCGACCTTCAGCGCCGCTATCGGGTCGATGCCGAGTTGCATGGCGACCTTCGTGATGTAGTCCGCGATCTGACCGCCGCCGCCGAACTTGCCGAGCATGTCCGAGACGAGTTTGTCAATCGACGGGAGCTTGCCCTCCATACCGATCCGCAACCCGTCCACCATGTTGCGGCCGATGTCCATGAAGACGCCGGAGGGGCTGTGGATGTTCAGGAGGTCGCGGACGAACTCCGGGATGCGGTCCACGAAGTTCCGCTGCAGCCAGTCCCAGAAGCCGCCGAGCGAACTGCTGATGCCGTCCTGGATACCGTCCAGCATAGCTGCCCCGATGGACTTGACGTTGGCCTTGACGAGGTCAACGTGCGCTGTCACCCAATCGCCAATCCCGGTCAAGATCATTCCGAGTCTTGCGGGCAGATCCGGCAGCACATCCTTCGCCACCCAGTTGAGGAAGGCGGCGGCCCACTCGCCGAGTTTCGCCACCAGCGCCGGCGCGCCGACATCCAGAATCCAGAGACCCACGTCCGCGAGCAGTTTGCCCAGTTCCACCAGCAACGGCGGGATCTTCGGCGCGACCCAGTCCACAAACGCGCTGGCCCACTCCCCGATCTTCAGCAGGATGGCCGGCAGCGCCGTCGTGAGTATCCACCCACCCAGTTCGAGCAGCAGCTTCCCGAGTTCGAGCAGCAACGGCGGGATGCGCGGCCCCACCCAATCCACGAACGCGGCGCCCCACTTGAGCAGGTTCGTGATGAGCGTCGGCCCGCCGTCGTTGACGATCCAGGTGGTGACTTTGACCAGTAGGCCGCCGAGGTCGCGCAGCAGGTCGGGGATCATCGGCCCGACCCAATCGATGAACGCCGCCGCCCACTTGGCGAGCTTCTCGATGATGTCGGCGCCGGCGTCCTGCTGCCAGTCCATCATATCGACCAGCAGATCACCGAGGTTGTCGAGCAGCCCCGTACCGGCCTCGACGACCCACTCACCGAGGATCGGCACCCACTCTTCGACGCCCGTGGCGATGGCTTCGCCGATCTTGCCGAGCGCGTCCTGCGCCATGTCAGCGGCGCCCACGAGGTCGCCAGAGAAGACCTTGCCGAGAATCTCCGAGAGGCCGGAGATCGCGACCTTGCCGCCCTCGATGGCCGCCTTGAAGCCCCCGGCCACGGCGTCGGCCAGCGCCTCCAGCTTCGGCATGCTCGAATCGAGCGACCCCTGCAAGCCGGTCAGTCCTTGTTTCAGCGCGTCGAAGATCGGCTGGCCCATCCGCATCTGGAGCGTGACCAGCGTGTCCTGGAACGTTGACCAGCGCCCCTCAAGCGTCTCGGCTTTCGCCGCGATCAGGTCGGAGTCGAGGCCCATCTCCTTCATCGCCCGGCGGACGATCTCGATGTTCGGGACGCCCTCGTCCTTCCACTGTTTGATGCTGGACCGGCTCAGGTTGAACCGCTCGATGATGCTGGTGAAATCGCCGGTCATCGCCTCTTTCAGCGAGAACGACGCGCCCTCCAACCCTTCGAGCGGGTTGGAGGCGCCGAGGATCTCGGCCTCTTTGACGAGATCCATCAGGGCGATGCCGGACGACTTGGCGACCGGCTGGAGCGATGCCGCCGCCTTCGCCATCTCCCCGAACGCGAACGGCGTCTTGTTCGCCTCTTCGCGGACCAGACCGAGGATGCGCTCCGTCTCGGCCGAGTCCTTCGTGAACGACTGAAAACTGGCGCGGACCTGCTCCATCTCCGAGAGCGCGTTGATCCCGAGCGCCGACCCGATCCCCTTGATCCCGTCGATGGCGGCGCCCACGCCGGCTGCCGCCAGGCCGAGCGCCCCGAACCCCTTGACGGCGCCGCCGACCATCCCCGAAACCGAGCTGCCGAATCCGCTGACCGACTTGTCGGCCTTGCCCAGACCGGCGTCGAGATCCCTGGTATCGGCGTTGATGACGACGTTCAGCTCGGAGACGGTCGGCACGTTACCTGCCCTTCCCGCTCATCATGCGCTTCATCCGTGCGCGCCGCTCTTCCCGCTCGCGGACCTCCCGCTCGGCACCGACCTCGGCCGCCATCGCCGTCTGCGCGACGGCGATCCAGTCCGGCGACCACTCGGCGACCAGATGCGGCGGCTGGCCGTAACGCTCAGCCAGTTTCACGACCGGGTACCAATCGGGACAGGCTCCGATCTTTCCGTCGCTGACGAGATAGGACTGGAGTCGGTCCCGTTCGTAGGGTCCGGCCGCATCGACTCCTGGATCGCCGTCGCGATGACCTGGAGCGAGCCGGCGTCGAGGGCGTCGATGGACGCCGCCGAGACCGGCATCGGCTCGTCGTCCTCGTCGGTCAGGTTCCATGAGACGACCGCCGCCTTGACCAGATCGGCCAGGATGGCGAGCTGGTCGGTAGACGGCAGATCGTCGGCGTTGCTCAGTCGCTTGCTGAGCGCGGGCGAGACGAACGCCTTGCGATACGTGATCCTGAGCGGATCGTCGCCGGCGGTCGGGATCTCGACCTCGCCCGTCTCGCGACGGAGTTGGGTGAGCTTGGGCACAAAGCCTCCTAAAGCGTGGCGAAGTCGGTGAGCAGCTCGACGCTGACGAACTTGCCCCAGGTCGCGTCGTAGACGTTGCGGAACGACCACTCCAGCGTAGACAGGCCGTTCTCGTCGCCTCGGTTCGGCGCGTCCATGACCTTGAGCGCGGTGTCAATGGTCAGGCGGTAGGCGAACCCCGATTCGATGGAGTCCGTCGCGCCCGTCGCCCGGAAGCGGACGAAAACAGTCGAGCCGGCCCGCATGTTGGTGACGAGCGCGGTACCGGCCGAGTCGTTGCCCATCCGGAGCATGCTGTCGATGGTCGGTGCCTGGACGCTGTGCGCAGCGAACGACGGCAGCGCCGAGTTGATCGGCCAGATCATGTTGAACAGGTCGCTGATCGACCACTGGTACTCGAAGTCCCGCAGCAGCTTGGTGGTGCCCAGGCCGCCGCTGGTGGCGTCGAGGTAGATGTCTCCCTGGGCCGGCAGGATCGGCACGTTGTTGCGAGCCGTCACGCCGGTCGCCGCGAGCGTGGCCGCGTAGTTGAGCCGCTGGGCGAACAGGTCGCCGCTGATCTCGGGGGCCGAGGTCCGCGAGAACGTCAGGCCGAGGCCCGACATCAGGACGTAGTTCGCCTCCTCGGCGGTGCCGCCGGAGACGCCGCGCCGGAGCGTCCAGGTCTTCGGCGTCCAGGGAGTCGATGGCGACGGCTCCCAGAGCCACCGGCGCGTGGTGGTGGCACCGGTCGGCGTGGTGACGGTCGCCGCGCCCAGGACGTTGGACAAGGCGTACGCGATCTCCGTGTACGTCGGGTAGCCCGTCAGCGAACCGCTGGACCACTCCTGGCGCGGCGCCACGATGGACTGCGGGAGCTGCCCGGACGGCTTGAACTCGTCCACCTCAAGGGCGGTGTCGATGTCGATGTTCAACGCCTGAAACTGGATCGTCGGGACCGCCGCCGATCCGGGCGACGACTCGATGCCGACCTGCTGGACCTCGGATACGAGGAACCTATCTGCCACTTGGTCTCACCCCTCTCTCTAGCCGTAGGCTTCCGTGCGGAACGTCTGGATGACGTGGCTGTACGTCTTGCCGCTCTCGCTCTCGATGAACGCCTGCACGCCATCGCGGCGCAGCTCCACGATGGTGACGCCGCTCTTGACGCCGGCCGCGTTCTGGAGGACCGTGTCCACCCGTCCTGCCACGGCGTTCTGGTAGCCGCTCCCGTCCCCCACAACGCGGACATCGGTCAGGGTGACCGCGAACACCCGCCGACCGCCGACTGTGTTCTCATCGACGTGAGAGACGAGCGTGATGGTGATGGCCGGCAGCGCGGCGGCCTGCGGAACGATGTCGCGGTAGATGCGACCGCCGACCAGCGTGTTGACGCCGGAGCCGCCCGCATCGGCCTTGAGCGTGTCCCAGATCCAGGCCGCGACCATCTGCCCCTCGACCGCCATTACTTCAGCCCCGACAGTGCGCGCTTGACGGCAGACGCGAATCCCGGCAGCACCGCCTCGGCAGCCGGCCGCATGTACGGCCTGGCGGCGCGGCCGCGGGCGCCGAACTCGATGAACTTGCCGTAGACGACGCTCGGGCCGACCGTGCCGGTCATGTCGCCGTTGCTGAACACCGAATGGATGGAGCGGCGCAGCGTGCCCGTGAGGACCGGCACCTTCGCTTTCGCCTTCGCCTCGATGTCGAGCGTGGCCTTCTTGACCTCGTTCGCCACGGCCGGCTTGATGGCGTCAGCGATCTGCGGCAGGCGGTTTGAGACGATGCGGATGGTGACGCCCGTCTTCCCGATCACGGGAGCGGCCCCACGTACGGCGCGATCACGCGCCAGAGCACGACAATCGCGATCAGCGCGGCGATCAGGTAGACCAGCCAGACGACCTCGGCCGGGATCGGCGTGTAGCGCACGATGATGTGCGCGATGGCGAACACGACCGCGATGATGACGATGGCGACGATCAGTGCTTCGATCACGGCTGCTGCTCCGGCGCCTGCGGCGCCACCTGTCCTCGCGTCGGGCCGTCGATATGCTCGTAAAGCCACTTCGGCGGGGTAGGGAGCCCCGGTTGTGCCCCGATCCAGTTCACGAGATCGTGGTAGCGGCGCCGTAAATGGACATTCTCGGCCTCCAGTCGGACGGCCTTCCTGAACGTGTCCCGCTCCCGTGTTTCCAGTTGCGAGTGGTTTCGTTCCAACGTCTCGATGCGACGAACCATCTCCGCTCGGAGGCCGGCCGCCACGTCGTCGCGCCGGTCCGCGCGCGAGAACCCGCGCTTGACCAGCTCGCGGAGCAGGAACCCGAGCCCGCCCGCGCCCAGGAGCTGCGCCGCGTAGCCCGCCCAGGTCGTGGGATCGACGGCCCCGCCGGTGTCCTGCATATGTAGCGTGGCCTTCATGCGCGCCCCCCGAGGCGGAGGCTGCACCAGAGCTGCGCCAGTCCGGCCATCAGGAACGCCAGCCATCCGATAGCCGGCGGGTTGGTGAAGACGAAGACCATCGCGAATGAGAACCAGACGAGATACCCAGTCATCGAGCCGTGCCGCCTCCTGTCGAGATCGCCGGACCGGAGAGACAGGATGTGGGCGATCCCGAGCGCCATCAGCGAACACCCCCACAGCCATTCCGGCAGGATCGCGAACACCGCGAACGTCGGCGACGACTCGAAGGTCTCGAAGGGCAGCAGCAGCCAGAAGCCGATGGCGACCTTGAGGAGTCCGCCCGACAGTTCGACCGGCTCCGTATCGTGCTCGGCAAGGATGAGCGACCACCAGGCGGATGACATGCGGTCTATCCATCTCACGTGACCTCCCGGCAGATCAGCTCGCGCACCACTTCGTAACTGCGAGCCCCGACCCGAGCCACCTCGAACGTCCGCGACCCGTAGACCACACGGTCACGGACCGTCACGTCCTGGCCGTACGGAACCCAGACCGTCCATTGCGCGACCGCCTGGAGCGACTGGTCGGCTCCCAACGCCTCACCGGACCCCGACGACAGCGGCGACACCCGGCAGGCCACGCCCGTCGCCAGGTCGGCCCACGAGACCGTGGTGCCGTCTCCTGACGCCGTCTCGGTGTACCGCTGGATCGTGCAGGTGTCCGGCAGCGCGAACGTGCCCGAAGCGATGGCGCGGAGTCCGGCCAGCGGGATCGTCACGCGGGTCGCTCAGCCGGCGGATCGTTCAGCGGCCCGGTGTACGGCTGGCCGTCCGCCAGACTCTTGATGCGGAAGCCGGCGTCGGCGTACGTCTCCATCTCGCCGGTCTTCGGGTTGCGGTAGTGCTTGCCGTGGCGGAACTTCGCGGAGTCGATGCCGTACTCCTCGCCCGTCCGCTTGTTCTCGATGACGACCTCTGGCATGGTGGCTCCTAATTCGTCCGGTTCAGCATGTCGGGCTGGATGTCAGGCTGCGCTACGTCGTAGAGGATGTCTGACACTGTCTGAAGCGCCTGACGCTCCTCTTCGGTCCATATGTGGTCGTAGCCGAGCAATGCGTCATTGAGCAGCACGAACGCCCGAGCCAACGGCAACAGGTCGCCCGTGACGTTGATCTCAACATCGACCTTCCCGAACTTCGCCACGATGTCTCCTACGCGACCACGAACGTGCGGTAGCCGCCGAGCAGCGTCAGCGCCTCGGCCGGCACGGCGACCTCGCCGGCGGTGTGGCCGGCAAACTTGATGTTGATGTCGTTCTGGCCGAGCGCAATCGACTCCAGGCCGCTCGGCACCCCGACCATCGCCGGCGCCAGCCACGCGGCGGCGATGATGGTCGCCGCCAGACCGACCGGCGTCGGCACGGTCACGCCCGTGTGGGTGTACGTGACGAGCGCCAACGACCCTGCTCCCGCCCACCCCTGGATCAGCAGTTCGCCGTTGATGGCGTCCAGCAGCTCGTACTGGCCGCTCGTCAGCGTGGTCACGTCGGCGTCGGCGTAGTCGCCGCGCGTCTTGACCGCAGACACCGCCGTCACCGGGCGGTTGTTCAGGTAGACGCGGTCCCCGACGATGGTCTGCAACTCGTCGGTGACGGGGCTGCTGCCCTGCCATGAGCGCCCCAGATACTTGTCGATCCAGTCAGATGCGGCCTGCGCCGTGACGCCGGCCTGCGTGATCTGGCCGGCGGTGAGCGTGACCCCGAGGTAGTTGGCGACCAACGTTGCCGATGTGTACGCGGCCATTACTTGTCCTCGGCGCTGCGGATCTTCTTGTCGGCGTAGCGTTGCCGCTTCGGCTGCCGGTCGGAGGCCGGCAGCCGAGCGGTGTCGATGGTGCCCTCCACGATGACGCTGCCGGGCCGGAGGCGCGCCAGCGGCTTCCCGTCCTCATCGAAGACGGTGGCCCCTGCTTCCCCGACCCGGTAGGTGGTCATCGGGTTAGACGCCCGTGACCTGTGCGAAGGCAGTCGGACGGAATACGACGAACGCCGCCCGGAGCTCGGCCAGGATCGTCTGCAAGTTACGGACGAACTGGTCGTTGATGGTGCCGACGCGGATGGCCGCCTGCTCGCGGTCGAACAGCATGCACCCGAGCTGGAAGTCGCCGCACAGCAGGGTGTTCAGCGTCATGCCGATGGCTTCGACCACCGGGCGTCCCCAGAGCGTCATCGGCCCCTGCACCGAAGGCGGGCCGTACAGGTAGCCACCGGGGTTGACGTTGCCCGTGACCGCCGACTCGCGCATCAGGCGCACGGCCGCCCAGTCCACCGGGTTGAAGACGAAGGCGTTCGGCATCCCCAGGCCCGTGACCTGGATCTGCACCATCGCGGCGTACGCGGCGTCGACCACCGTGGCCTGACCGCCGTACGTGGCACCAGCCGCCAGGCCGAGCGTCTGGATGCCCGACCCGAGGATGCCCTGGAGATTCGGCGGCGTGCCGTTCCCGCCCAGCACCTGGGTCTCCAGCCGCTGATTCAGGCCGTAGACCAGGCGGTTCTCGATGATGCCCCGGATCTGCGGCGCGTCGGCGAGCATCGCGTTCGTGACCGGAATCCAGTGCGCGATGGTCCGAACAGCCGAGGTCGCCTCCTCGAACTCAAGCACCGACTCCGGCTTCAGGCCGGTGACGCCGGTCGTGACCGTCGCCTCGGCGGTCTCGGCGGCGTTGTTGGTGAACGTCTTCTCCTTGACGTACTCGATCATGT